CGGATCATATCACCATCCTTAAAGGATGCTCCCCGTTTCGATAGCACTCGCTACCTACGTCATAAAGACTGATCTCTGAACCTTATTGCATAGCAATCTTGGCTGCTGATTGGCTTAGGATACATCCCTTAGCGTTCCAGCAATTAGAGGAGTTGTTCGACATACGTCACCGCATGAAGGGGCATATCTACCCGAATATTCTAGACCTTGGTGGTTGTAAACGTCTTTGTCTGTATCAAGGTAGGAGTATCGACAAGTGGCCCCAGATGGGAAATCTATACGCATCTGAGACTGCTTAACTTCAGCTCCTATCTTTTTATACAGTGCAGAGGCTTTGGTGAATACGCCACCAGAACCTCGCAACTGAGTTGATGTTTTACGGAATACAATACCGTCCCAATTGGGATCAGATATGTGTTGGAATACATCGTAAAGTAGGCCCATAGTTTTAGCTGAGCCTGCTGCATGTGTTATCTTACATTTCTGCAAGTGTCGGACTATCTCATCATCCCCTAAGGATGCCGGACGCTAGTGGCGTATTACTTGGTACGCTTACCAACCCGCCTAGTCTCTGCAAGTTCCTTCTAAGATCGTAGAAGGCTTCTCTCAGGATTGCCTTCGACATCACTCGTTAAGGTTTCCCTGATTTCATCCGGTTATTCGACAAGCATTGCTGCTTGAAGGGGCCATTACTTTAACCCACCATAAAAGGTAATCATCGCGTTATGATGCGACAACAAAAACTCATTCTGTTTAGGTAGCGGTCTGATTACGTTTGGGTCAGTGTATGGCGTAACATCGAAATCAGACACGTCTATGTTTGCAATTATATCTTTAATGTGTGGAGTTGTCTGTTGTTCTTCCATCACCCCTCCTTAGTCGGAAATACAATAAGTGCATCGGGTTCATCCTCTTCATGATACTCTGCCTTATGATCTTCAAGGTATCTCTCAATACCCTTCTCCTGAATCTCAGGGTTCTTTTTAATCTGCTCCTCAAGCCCCGGTGTAAACACATGGATCTGATATTTAGATTCTTCCTGATCACCCTCAATCTTATTAGGCTCCCAATCACCATCAGAGCCAATCTCAACAGGTTTCAAGTTTGGAACCAATTTATCAGACAGATATTTGGCAATAGATAGCTTCTGAGCTAGTGTAATCTCTTTAGGATTCTTCACACCATACTTACGTAGTGTTCCAACGTCCGACATCAACACTGCGGTTAGCATCTCAACCGGACTGGCTCCCATCTTGTCACAGACATTCTTAACAGTTATTCTCGATGTGGAATTTCTTGGCCTCCCTTGAGGGTTGCCTCCTTCACCATCAGTCCATTTCAGATTACCACGCGCCTTACCATTCACCTGATCCACGGCAAAATTCAGCACCTTAGGATCTCGCGCATTCTTCGTGAAATAAATCCTTCCGTCAGGATATTCTGGATACTTGTCTGTAGGCGGCATACGTGCTTGCCACCATTGTTCACCTTGCCAGAATACAAACTTGCTGATTACATCTTTAGCCAAGCCCATCTGCTTACCTACATCCATCTCTTGCATGGTGATGTTATCAGGGAGTTCTTCTGGATAAATATGATTCTTTTGTTTACTCATTATTCGTTAATCCTTAAAAAGGAAAGCCTGCTGGACATTCTCTGGTGAACATCCGAAACAGGCTTGTAGGAGGAATCTACATACGTAAGTATGCTTGTTATATTGAATGCACAGGAGGATGTGCGTTGGAGGGAATGTTATAAAACACTATTAGTGGAATCTCTCAAGTTGATGTGCTGAAGATATCGGAGGAATAATATCAGCAGCACTCCACCTACCACTATCGCTTCTACAGTGCGTTCCACCTAAGCCGTAGCACTGGAGCATTGCCACACAAGAGAGATTCCCTGATAATGTCTTTGAGAAGAGAATGCCAGCAGCCGACTGTGCACTCACAATCCTTATCTGGCGTTATCCTTGCGGAGCTGTTTGTCTCCTAGATCCGTATAACCAATTAACATTAGGTCACTAGAAATTTAGCTGGAGCATCATCCTGTAAGCCCCTACACAAACAAGACAATCCGACTTAACCCATATCGGCACGGGGATACTGAAATAACACACTAATTTGAGCTGATTGCTTTGGTGCATCAATTCATCACAATCATTTATGAACACTAGGGACTATGTGTCCATGGGATTAGTGTGCATTCGGATTAGTTGAGCCTTTTGAATCCATACTCAGGGATACGGCCCCAAGATAGAGACCAGAACGGTAGCGAATCATTCTGGTCATTGGGATCTTTTGAAGCGTTCCCCGCCTCAGTGATACTATAGTAGAGATATGGTTTATGTATGTCAATAGCAATAACACTTACAATAACTACTTGTATCCGTTATACACATCCTCTACGTACCGGAATGTCGTGTCCAGAGTCGCTTCAGATAACTCTGTCTCAAACTTGTCCTGATAGTTCTCTGTCAGGACATATGAAGGAGCCATGTCGAAGAACAGATGTCCAGCCACATTTGACAGGTCAGAGTTCATATCACGAATACTTAGCAGACAAGTGTTACAGAGATCCTCTTCCTCTTTCTTCGGGAATCCTTCGATCACTGATTCCTTTGTCACTGAATCCACTGTTGTGAATGTCGTAGCAGGTTTCTTTCGCTTATACCCAACGTAGTTATTACATGCTTTACAATACATAAATCATCTCTCCAATACTTTTACACGGGAATGTCTCCCCCACTTGTTTTGTTTAAATATCCCAGCCAGACACACAGGCTAAACATCTTGCCTAGACATCCCACACCAGATGTCTCAATCACACACACTCACACAACACATAGTATGATTTATACGCTAGTCAGGAAACGATGTCAATAGTAATCACAATGTATTTGTGTAATCTTACTAAGATTCCTTGCTAAGATTCTTTGCTAGAGATCTTGTTAGGATGTTTAGACTAGAGTTCTAGGCTGGATGTCTTGACTAGAGATCTTGTCTAGAATTCTGGTCTAGATGTTTAGCCTAGAGTCTAGTCTAGATATCTAGTTAAGATATAATATTAGTAATATGTATATATGTTATTAGTATTTATATTAGCTAATATATCTTGTTAAGAAGTCTAGTCTAGATATCTTGACTGGAGTGCCTGTCGGCAAGACTACATCTTCACGAAACCCTTGTCAATACCATTTTCAAAGATTCTTTAAGATTCCTTGTGATCACCATCTTCTTGCTTTCCTGTGATCCATCGTGCTATGATTCCTGTCACTCTTGTGTTCAGTGATCTGGTGCTACGCACCGAAGTATTTGAACAAAGGGTATTGACAAGACATCCCCAGATGTTGTATTGTCTACCTACACATACGAACACACATACACACATTTACTAAACAATCTCGGAGGAGTAATATGGACAGCGATTACAGATCAGAAAATCTTTGGTTCATGAATGGTGATTGCCTTGAACGAATGAAAGAGATTCCTGATGGTTCGGTTGATATGGTGCTGACTGACCCTCCTTACGGGACAACTGCCTGTAAATGGGACACTGTGCTTGACCTTGATCGGATGTGGGTAGAGTTGAAGCGGGTCATCAAGTCCAATGGTGCTATTGTGATGACGGCATCCCAGCCTTTTACCACTACGCTGATTGCCAGCAATATGAAGATGTTTAAGTATTGCTGGGTGTGGGACAAGAAGAAAGGCGGAAACATCCAAGTACTCAAATGGCAACCTTACAAGGTGCATGAGGATGTTGTTGTTTTTTCTAGCGGCCCTGTCAAATATTACCCAATCAAGACAAAGCAAAAAGAGAGGACAGGTAAAACATATTCCGCAGGCGAGGCTAATGGTGTACCTAATTATGGTGATTTAAGGACTTACAATGATAAGCACCCTAAAAGCATTATAGAGGTAAGTAACGCAAACCAGAGAGGTAAGGTTCACCCAACCCAAAAACCCGTAGCACTAATGGAGTACCTGATCCGCACCTACACTAACGAGGGCGAAACCGTTCTGGACTTCACGTCAGGATCATTCACAACCGGCGTTGCCTGTGTTAATCTTGATCGAAACTTCATTGGTATCGAGATGGATGATCATTACTACGATATTGGCACAGAACGTGTTCTAAAGGCACTAGCTGAAAAACTTTAAGGAGGAAACCAATGGGTATGATCGAACACATGCAATACGAGCTGAAAGCAGCCAAGACATCTCTGCTGAAACTTGAGAAAGAATTACAGGAGCGTGATGTTGTTATCAGTGACCTAAAACGAAAGAATCTCTTGCTACAAGAGCGTGTAGACAGATTGCACCAAGCAATGCAGACGAGAAGCTACCTAGAAGAGCTTCTGAGCCGTTTTACAGACGAGGAGGTACGTTCGGATGGGTGACATGAAAAAACGTGTAAAAGCTCTTGCAGACACCTTGTACGAGTTCTCTGGTCAAGACTTCACTGACCGTAGTGTTCAGAAACACTTTCAGTCACGATTGATGCTGATCTTGAGACAGATGCAATCAATGGGTGTGTACGTAACACTGCCTGAATTCTCTGGCTATGATAACTTCGGCAGACCTGTTAAGGCAGTATTCGATGGCGTACACTTTGAGATGGAAAGTGTGTGGCCTGAGTATAAAATTCAGATGGCTTATTTTGAAGGAACACCTTTGTGATGAACTGTAACGATGAAATCCTGTCCTTGAAATGGAATCGTTGTGATAGTAAACTTGAGCCACCTGAGACTATTGTGTACGTGTTCACTTCAATACTTGACATTCGCAGAGG